AGTACGCCACTGATGACTATGGCAAGACTGTTTCCAAGGTCACTCAGGTTGAGCGCGAGATGGCTGCTGGCCGCTTCAAAAACGCCACGGCAGACATGAAAAAGCAGTTGCTTGACCAAGCCGCTGCTTACGACAAAATTGCCATGTCTGCGAAAAGTGCAACTGGCGCTCAGTTCAAGATGAACGAGCAGCAGAAGCTGCAACTGACATACCAGACCACTGACTTGTTCACGCAGATCGCGTCAGGTCAAAGCCCGTTCATTGCGCTGCTTCAGCAGGGTGGTCAGTTGAAGGATTCGATGGGTGGACTTGGCAACATGTTCAATGCTCTTGGGTCTTTCATCACGCCAGTTAGCGTTGGGCTTACCGCTGTTGCTGTTGCCGCTGGATTAACAGGAAAAGCAATTTATGATGCTGCAACAGAAGTGGAGCAGCTCAATGATGCCTTGGCCTTGACTGGCAACTATTCTGAAGTAACGAGAGAGTCTTTCCAAAAACTGGCAACCACTCTGAGTGGCAACACTAAAGCAAGTCTTGGCTCAACCAAAGAAGCCTTGATGGCCGTGATTTCTTCTGGTCAATTCACTGGCGAGTCAATCAGTGCAGTGACTCAGGCGATCATCACCTATTCTCAGATCGCTGGCGTGTCTGCAACCGAGGCCGCGCAAAAGCTCAAGGGTGGCTTGAGTGGCACAGCCGAAGGCGCAAAGTCTCTGAACAAAGAGATGAACTTTTTGACGCTTGAGCAATACAAGCAGATTGAAGCTCTGGAGAAGGCAAACAAAAAGCAGGAGGCTGCACAAGTTGTTGCTGTGGCCTTGAATACCAAATTGGAGCAGCAACGCCGTGAGCTTGGTTTGCTTGAGGGTGCATGGAAGTCAGTCACGACTGCCATGAGCAACTATTGGGACGAGTTCAAGCAATTTCTTTCTGGACCAACACAGTCTCAAACCGCCGAAGCAATTGACAAGCAAATTGCAGACATCAAGAAAAAATTAGCCGGGACTCCCGAGGAAGAGGATACGGTCTTTGCAAGAGGCTGGAGAAAAACTCTTGCTGCTCTTGAAAGCGTCAAATATGGCATGAATGAATTGGAGCGCATGAAGAATCGCTCCGCAGCGTCAAAAGATGTTGGTAATGCCAAAGAGAAGATTGACGATTACGACAAGTACAAGGGGATGCTGAAAAGCAAAGCTAGTGAAGTTGCCAAAGCAGAGGCTGACGCAAAATTTGCGGTGCTAAAACTTTCTCTTAATGAGGAAAGACTTATTGAAGAAGAGGCTGCAAAAAAGATCAGTGATGCGAGAAGGGAGATGAATGAGAAAAACCTTCAAGAAGATGGCCGAGCCACTCAACAAAACCTTTTGATATTTCAAGATAAATCTATTGCAATTGCAGCGGGAACCGCAGAAAAAATCAGGCAGTTGCATACCAAGAGAATGCTTGCTGAGTATGAAGAATCTGTGCGTACCGAAAAGGAAATTACTGACGCTGCCGTTGCGGAAGACAAACGCCGAGAAGCCATGAGAACGGATGCTCAAGGCTCAACTCGTTCGCTTGAGTTTGAGAAAGAGCGTCTTGAGTTGAAGTATCAGTTGATCTATGCAACCGAAAAAGAGCAGAAGCTGGCAATGATTTCTTTGGAATACGCTCGTAAGCGCAAAGAGATTGAAGGCAGTCCAGACAAAGACTTTTTGACTGGTCAACTTGACCGCCAAGAAGCTCTGGAAAAAATGAACGTGAGCATTCAAGATTCCATGCAAAAGACTCAGCAAGTGTTTGACACTGTATGGGGCAGCATGAGTGCTGCCATTGACAACTTTGTCAAGACTGGTAAGTTAAGCATAAAAGATTTTGCTCGTAGCACCATTCAAAGTTTGTTGGCAATGGAGATGAAAATTCAAGCCATGCAACTTGTTCGTGGTTTGATTGGTTCTGCATTTTCGGCTTTTGCTGGTGTTGGCGTAGGCTCTGTTGGCAATGCCGCAACGATGAAGCCGGGTGGAGGGTATTTTGCTGACGGCGGCAATCCTCCTGTCGGCAAGGTCAGCGTTGTTGGTGAACGTGGTCCTGAGTTGTTTGTACCCAAGACAGCCGGAACAATTATTCCAAACCACCTGCTCGGAGGCTCTGGCGGGACCACCAACGTCACAAACAACTACATCAATGCCATCGACACCAAATCGTTTGAAGACCGCCTTCTGGGCAGTTCTAACGCGATCTGGGCGGCAAACCAGTATGCCAACAAGAACCTTGCTACCAGCTTCGGGAGAACTTAATGTCATTTCAGACAATCTTTGAAATCCAGCAGTCCATGTCGGTCAACAACCGAAGGACTGTCGGCCAGCAGTACAGCCGCTCTGGTCAGGTCCGTGTGGCGCAATACCTAACGTCTGTACCGTGGGTGTTCACGGTTGTGCCTCACAACTATTTGCCATACGCAACTTCACGCGACATCATCCAGACGATTGACAACCTTGATCGCCAGTTGCCTGAAACCATCACGTTCAACAGCGCCAATCTGGGCTGGTTTACGGATTACCAAGGCGACTTGACCACGGCGCAGGCAAATGCTTTGACGTTGGCTGCTGTTCCTGTTGCCAACTCTCAGACCATCAGCGTAGGAAATCTTCCGGGAGTTGCTTCGACAAAGGCCGTGTTCAGGGCTGGAGACTTCCTTCAGCTTGGCATCTATTCGTACAAGGTGACGGCTGATGTTTTGCGCGGAACCAACACTACGGTTCCCGTCAGCTTGCATCGCCCAGTCATTGGCACTGTAACCACAGGAACTTTGGCTGGCGTTGGCAATGCCTGTGAATTTACCGTCTTGGCAGAAAAATGCCCAACCTATACACTTACGCCTGCGCCCGGTGGAGCTTTTGTCCAATGGGATGACGCATTTGTGTTCAGAGAGGACATCACAGGATGACGACAATAATGACCGCGCTGGATAGTCCATCTATCCGGCAAGCAGAATTCATCAGATTGACTTTGCCGTCAAACACCTACACGTTTTGCAACGCTGCTGCGCCAATCACTGTTGATGGCATAACATTTACAAACCTTGGCAGTCTGCTTCAGTTGAGCGACATCAAGCGCGATGTGAAGGCGAACAGCTCAGACCTGTCGGTTTCTCTGACAGGGGTTGATGGAACCAACATTGCAATCGTTCTAGGCTCTGAACTGAAGGGTTCTCGGATTGAAGTGTGGCGCGGGTTCTTGGACTCCAACAACCAGATCATCCAGTCTCCAACTCAGCAGTTCTTCAAACGGTATCAAGGCATTGTTTCCAACTTCTCAATCACTGAGGATTGGAACGAGCAAATCAGAACTCGCGTGGCGACTGTTGGTCTTTCCTGCGCTTCATTCAGGACGATCCTTGAAAACCGTGTTGGCGGCGTTCGGACAACTCCAAAGATTTGGCAGGTCTACTACCCCGGCGACACAAGCATGAACAGGGTTCCTACGATTGCTGGCTCCTACTTTGACTTTGGCGGACAGCCAACGACAAATGGAAGTCAGGCTACATCTAACGCACCATCACAAAGAATTTTTGGCCGATGATAAGAAAAGCGACAAGATACGACATACCAAGACTGCTTGAGATTGTCGAGGCGTATGCCTTTGAGAATCCAATCACAGTCTTGGGAAAGCAAGTGAACCATGACCCAAAGTATGTTGAAAGCCTATTGTTTGGCATCATCATGGGTCGCGGATTTATTTACATTGACAACCACATGCGCGGCGCAATTATTGGCATCAAGAACCAGAATGTTTGGTGTCCAAAAGTGAGAGAATTGAATGAGTTGCTTTGGTGGGTTGAGCCTGAGTACAGGAACGGAACAATTGGTGGCCGTCTGTGGAAAGCGTTTGACAAGGAAGCCACTGAGATGCTGGAGCGTGGCGATGTCCATTTCTCCATCACTTCAGTGTCGGCATCAGGCCCGTTGATGCGGTAACGAGCTTGCGTGTATGGAACTCCATCCTCTGTATATGGAATTAACCCATCAGAGTACGCATTCAATGCTGTTGCAGACGATGCGTTCACAATGTCTGCTGCCATTGCCGCGCCATACAACTCGTTGGTCATGTAGTCGTACCAAACATCACCCGGCTTTGCAGCTCCAGTGCCATTCAAATATTGACGAGCTTTAAAAGTCACCGTCTGCATGTTTGTGGTTTCAGCATCTCGGTTGTAGTTCAACTTGATGATGGCAAACGCCAAGCCATTCATCTGACGGCCAGTGGAGTGTTGTCATCAACAAGGCGGAAGCCACATCAATTGCTTTCAATGATGACAATATCATCGGAGAGATTCGCGTCAGCGCATTCGACATCACGAGCAGTGTCAATCAGATTGAAGCGGAATTCCCAAGCAAGCAAAACCGCGACCAATCCGAATTTGTATATTACGAGACACCAGCGATCTTGTTGTACCCAAATGAGCCTGTGAACAAACAGTCCATCCAACTGTCGATGGTCAATGATTCGGTGCAAGCTCAGTACTTGGCATCTCGCATTCTTGAACAGGCCCGTGAGGACTTGATCGTTAACATCAGCACTGTTTACACAGGCATCCAAGTTGATGCAGGCGATGTCATCTCCATCACTAACTCGTCATACGGCTGGACGGCCAAGCTATTCCGTGTGATGAAGGTGTCTGAGATTTCTTTGCCTGATGGCAACCTTGGTGCGACCTTTGAGTTGAATGAATACAACGCGCAGGTCTATGATGACCGCGACATCACAAAGTACACTCCAGCACCCAATACAGACCTTCCAGACCCTGCGTTCTTTGGCACACTGCCAGCACCAGCAATTACATCCTCGTACCCATATGCTGCCGTTCCTAGCTTTAACGTCCAGCCTTATATGGGGACAGCAGGCTTTGTGACATATGCGGAAGTTTGGTATTCGGCATTCAGCAATCCAACAGCATCGCAGATTTATCTTGGTGGCACAACAAGCGTTCCAAGCAATGGTGTTCCATATTCTGTTGGTCAGGCGCTGCCTACTGTGGAGCTTCAGATTCCTGCTGGCAACTGGTACTTGTTCTCCCGTCTGGTTAACCCTGCTGCTGTCAGTCAGTATTCGCCAGCATCGTCCGTGTTTAACTGGAAGCCAACAACCTTCCAGTACACGGAGCGATGGATTGCTGTTGCTTATGCTGACAACGCAACTGGAACATCCGGGTTCAGCTTAAACCCTCGTGGCAAGACCTACTATGGCCTGTTCAATAACACCACGGCAAACGGGAGCACAAACCCTGCTGATTACACTTGGTACGAAGGTAGCTTTGGCTCTTCCAACTATTTGCTGATTGCCAATCGCTCTAATCGTAAATTCAGCTTTGCCGTTGGGAATGCTGGCTTTGCAAACTTGGGTGGCGCATTTGTGCCGTCAGAAACATCTGTGTATGACTCCTCAATTTGGGGGGCGATGGAAGACGGGCAGAACTACATCGACCTAGACGCAAGGACAGGACAGCTCACAAAAGCAGGCACAACTGCCGTGAGTTCGGCTGACGGTCTATTGAGTGTGACAAACAACACAAGCGGCTCCATGATCGTGTCGTTGCAGAAGTTCTTGAACTTTGGCTCTGGTG